CTGGTAAGAACTGTGCCATCTTTGTAATAGCACGTGACTTACCTCCAGGATATCGAAGAGGTGTTTTCAAAGATTTCATAATGTAAAGTCGTTGATTGCCATTGGTAAAATACCATACTCAGAACGTTGAATACGTTTGGTTAAAGTTTTTTCCGTATCATCTTTTTCAATAGGGACTTTTCCCTGCAGCAGTATTCTACCAGAATCTAACTCTTCTGTCACTATATGGACAGTACATCCTGTAACATCATCTCCACTTTCTAATGCTTGCTTTACAGCATCAATACCTTTATACTTGGGAAGTAAAGATGGATGCACATTAATAATTCTTTCTGGGAATGAGTTAATGAAATTGGGTGATAAGATTCTCATGTATCCTGCAAGCACAACAAGTTGCACACGCCATACTTTTAAGAGATCAATCATCCTCTCTTCATCTTTATGTGGTATGTAACAATGTGGAACACCAAACTTTTCTGCTACCTTTATAGCACCACAATCTTTTTTGTTGTGTATCATCAACACAACCTCATGCTTATTACAAGTGCGTAGAATGTTCTCGAAGTTGGTGCCCTTACCAGAGCACATAACACCTATTCTCATAGAATTATTTTGCCATTTTGCTTAAGTTCAGGTACCACAATTGATGGTTTATTAAACATACTATTATACTGTGTTACTAGACTTGGGACAGCTTCTGTAATATACATTACATTTCTTCTGTTGATTTCAAGATCATGGATATCAGGATTTTGTAATGGAGCCCAAGGAGCAAACCCAATTTGAGTACCATCTTCACCTGCTGGCATAGCAATGATAGCATCTGCTATCACAATAGTATCTTCTTTCTCTTCTTTTAAGTCACAGATAACATTTTCACCACTAATGAAACGTACGTTTTTTACAGTCATTTTAATCTTTAGAAATAAATTGGTTAGTCTCTGGAAACCAGAGAATATCTAGGTCACTATTATAGAATGTTTTCTCTGCATCCGCAAGTGTTTCAACCAACGGTTCACCAGCTAAATTAAAACTAGTGTTTAATAAAACTCCATAACCTATACGACTACTTATACTACGAAGCAAACGATATAAATGATGCTTATAATCTATAGTTTGAATCCGACACGTTTGGTCAACATGAGTTACACCATAAAGAAATGGATCTCTTACCGTAACACTTCTTGTCATATACTTATAATTTCTCTCATTAATTTCATGATTGCCAATATTGAATATGTATGGTGCTTCATAATCTAAAACCATTGCTGCAAAAGGTCTATACCATTCCCTCTTCTTAATCTTATTAACGATCTCCTTAGCATCAGGATTGTAAGGATTGAACAAAATAGATCTATTACCCAATGCTCTTGGACCTGCTTCTGCTTGTTTATGAAACACTGCAACTGATTTATCATTGCATAAACTATCTACAATAAAATCTAACTCACATGTTTTATATTCTTTTGGTATAGGATATTCCTTACCATGACACATAGTATCTTTAAAATCAAATGGTTCCATAGATCCAGTGATTTCATGATGTAGCATTAAAGCAGAACCTAAAGAATTACCACTATCATCAGCAAGAGGCTCAAAATAAAAACTCTTCCAAGGAAATCTTTCTGTCAAATATTGATTAGCAACTACATTCAATCCATATCCACCACTAATACAAATATTATCTGAAAGGTGAGCATACCTTTCAATTAAATCACCAAGAGCTTGTTGTGTTTCACATTGAACCTGATGTGCATAATCTGCATATAATTGATAATTATCTTGAGTTATAGTCTTAGTTGACTTTGAATCCAATTCTCTATTAATAGTATATGGATGGTTTCCTGTTGCATTAGATCCCCATTTGATATCAAATATATGTCTAGTATGAAAATTAGAATCAATAGGAATACTATCACTACCTATTAAACGTGAAGTGGGAAAAGACTTACCATAAGATGCTAACCCCATAACCTTACCAGCTTCCATTGGATGCTCATTTATTAATGCAATTGCTGATTCATATACAGAACATATATTAAAATATGATTCAATAGCAAAATGACACTCTGGATACCTTTGACTCTGCTTACTAATAATCTGATTGATATCTATTTTAAAAACTTCACTATTAAAATATCTACCATACCAGTCTTTATTATAACACTTATAAACAGGATGAATATTATTTGGATATGAACAATGATAGACACTCTCACTCTCACAAACACCTGGAGCTTTCTCTCCATTCCTATCAACAATTATAGCTATAGCATCCTTAAATCCACTATCATAAAATGCCAAACTAGCATGTTGTTGATGATGATCTACATCAAGCCAATCTTTTACTGAAGGAAAAAATCTTTCCTGTAAAGTTTTACATGTATCATGAAATTCTCCAACAAAATAATCTATAGTATCACCAAACTCATTATAAATTTCAGTTAAACATTTAATAGGAGGGAATTCCCTCTTCACTCTAGCAAGTCTTTCTTCCTTATAAAATCTAAGAAGTTTACCATCTTCTATAAGACATACAGATGAATCATGGTGTGATAGGATTCCTAATATTCTCATGCATCAACTCCATCACGAATGATTTCACCTTTGTCCACATGTGGACCTCTGGTATATCCACCAAGATATGTAGTTACCATAGAAACTCTAAATCCTTTCTTAGGTAACATAGTACTATGTGGTGTACCAGGAAAAGTTATGACATCATCTTCCTCTGGAAAATAATGTTCATCATTAACAATAATTTGTCCACCTTCACCTTCTTTATGAGATGTAAAATAAATTAAAAGATTACTATGAGGAAATTCGTGATCAACATGAACTGGAGTTTGTTGATCTAAAAAATCTTGAGGATAAGTCTTATTAAGATTCATTCTATAAATACAATTCAACGTTATATTATTAAAATCTAAAATTTCTTCTATAACTTGATGAGCATACATTGTATGTTTACATACCATCTTAGGAAATTTGGCAACATCTACAGAGAAGGGTCTTATAATAAATGGATGAGAAAAGAATCCAGGGTTTGCTCCTTCCCAACTTGCCTCTGCATGATTCCATTCAAAAGTTTCTCTACTAATATAGTTCTTAAAATCAATATAGGTTGGTGTTAAAGGATTTTTTAATTTAGTAATCATAATGCTGGATACTCCTCATTGCGTACCATTTCAGTTTTCATAGTCTTAAATTCTTCTGCCAATCTCTGTACTTGTTTCCTATCAAGTCCAGCAAGATGGATACAATTCTCTAAGCACCGATAGATACATTCCCTATCACTCATAGGTGGGGCAATCTCCCACCCTTGCTCATCATAATACTTTTTACCTTCAGTAACTTGTGCCTCTAAATGAGATAAGTCTTGTGCCTTAGAAGGGTTCTTGTAATTATGCTTCTTAGTCATGCGTCAAACAAATGGTGCTTTGATGTGCCAGCATTATCATTAGATATATTTCCTATTCCAGTCTCCTCAGTTTCTTCTAAGGTATACTCCCAATCTTCTATCACAGTATTAGAAAGCATTCTATCAGAAAGTAGATCCATCTGCTCTCTTGCTATCTCTTCAGTTTCTGCATCAAACCAAAAGTCTATTGCCTTACCTATTCTCAAAAGATGTGGTTGAAGTTTAGGGGCAATCATATGTACATTATTCATTACTGCATTTCCAGCAGCATCAGATACAGATCCCCTTAGTCTGACATGGACAAGTGCTTTAAATCTCATTTATAATACTCCACTCTATATGGTGGCATATCCTTAATCTCAACCTCTAGAGGTTCATTAAGAATATTAGCAAGTTTATTATATGCTATTGCGGTGTATACCTGAGGTACAATGAATGCTACCATTGCAACCACCCAAAACATATAATAATAGTTTTCCTTATTCTGTGTTCTCATTTGAATTCACACTCCAACATAATTTGCGTAAGACATGCTAATAGATTTATCTCTTGATCTACTACAAACGCAGACTTATATTGGTATTCAGCAATAATTAAAACTGCTGCTGCAACACTTGGTCCTTCCATCATAGAAGAAAGAGTATCATACAACTTCCTCATTATAGAAGTGGGATCACTATCTAGATTTTGTGTTACCCATTTCTTAACATCATTAAACTTCTTATGCTTTAGATAATCTGTAAGAGAATCTATCTTAGCATCACCTAAAGCTGCGAGGATTCCAGTATCAATAGAGCCTGTTGAACTATATCTTTGGAGCTCATTGAGTGTTCTTCTGAAATCTGGGAAGTACTTTTGTATAACTGTGGCAACCACTTTGTCATTGAACCGTACTTTCTCTCTGGTAAGGATGTCTCTACACCTTTCAAAGAACTGACCTGCAAGAGTTTGCTTAATTTTTCCACGGACATTGAAATCAATAACAGTAGTTCTACTATGTAGTGGCTCTATGATTTTGTTTTTAAAGTTGCACGTAAATATAAACCTGCAGTTTTTTTGGAATTCCTCAATAGAGGCTCTAAGTAAGAGCTGTACATCGGGGGTGGTGTTGTCTGCCTCATCAATGATAAGGACTTTGTGTCTAGATGTTGCAGTAAGGGATACAGTGGCTGCGAAGTTTTTCGCTTGATTCCTGACAGTATCGAGAAACCTACCTTCATCGGATCCGTTAATGACATAAAAATCTGCTCCCAATTCATTACACAATGCTTTCGCAATGGTAGTTTTACCAACTCCAGCAGTACCAGAGAGCAAGAGATTTGGTATCTCACCTTGCTCTATGAAACTTTTGAAGGTCTCCTTTATATCTATAGGGAGAATACAATCCTCAATAGTCTGAGGTCGATACTTCTCGACCCATAGAAAATCATTAGGCATTAGGTTCTAAAGCAATAAGATACTTAACATTGTCTGCTTCAAAGCGAGCAACATTAGCTTTGCTAATAGTTACATCATAACCTTGAGGATATAGTTTTAAGTTCTCCATCTTAAAGCAGAAACAAAACTCCTCATCAGTTTCACCAACCACAACCGAGTATGTATTGGATGTATCATTCTTCTTATCAGTCAAGCACAACTCCATCTCCTGACCATTACCAGTCAAACATAGATCTGGCACACCACAGATGGACCATGCCTTACGAATCTGTTGAAGCACTGGTGCTTCTAACCTAAAGGATACATCTTCAGAAGGAAGATCAACTTCTTTATCAGGTGGTTGAACAATAATGTCTGGATCTGAATAGAAGAATTTTACCTTAGATCTACTATTCTGATTACTGATTAACAAATGACTGCTTGTATCAGTATCAATTTGTGGACTGCCATCAAATAGATTAAAGAGTGATATCAAAGATGGTAAATCATAGATCGCCATATCACGATCAAAAGTTTCTTGCACCTTTGCTTTGGCAAGAATGTTCTTATTTAAACTAAGTGTTTCAATCTGATTACCAGGTTTAATAACAATTGACTTATTAATAGTCGAAAAGTTTTGTAATAGATCAATGGTCTCTTTAGAAATTACTGTCATTTGTCGTAATCAACTGCGAATGATGTAGTGTTGTTTGCTGCTAGATCTTGTGATTTAGCCCGTTTATCGTTGAAGTGGCATAGGAGAATTGCATAGTGGATAATCTTAATGATATCCCTTCTTGCTGTACCCTTTCTATCATACCTAGAAGCATACTTAAGGATATTACTCCTACAGAATGCTTCAGCATCTCCAACAGAATCAATGAGATCTAATGTTTGCACCCCACCAGTGCTGTAGTGACCCTTATAGGTGGCACTGATATAATCAGATACCTCCTTCAGGATTTCATTTTCACTATACTTCATTATTATCTTGTTTGTCCTCCTCAGTATACTCTGTTTCTTCTCCTGCGTCAACCTTTGTATAAAGGTCTAGGAAAGATTCCTTAGTGTCATCATCAAACCTAGCAATACAATTAGTAATTGCTTTAAGACGATCACCAAAGATCTCTTTAGCTTGCACGATATGAACTAATCTACGAGTGGTTATAACTTCATCAACACCACCATCATAGAATGTCTTACGAATAACACCTGCCCACTTGATTAGGTTATCAGCAAACTCTTGCTCACATCCAGCATTAAGTAAGATCTTAGTCTCAACAACTGGAGTAGGATAATTCTGCTCAAAGGTTACAGGGAATCTTTCTAAGAAGGCTTCGTTGAGCACATTAGTTCCAATAAATCGTCCGTCTTCGGATCCTTTACCTTTAGTGTTAGCAGTTGCGATGATGTTGAATCCGTCTTTTGGTTGGACGTATTCTCCGATTTTTTTAAGGAAGACTCCTTTTCCTTCAAGAATGGATTGGAGACAGAGAATTTTATTAGAGGCAAGGTCGATTTCGTCAAGGAGCAAGATAGCACCTCGTCTGAGTGCTTCGATGACTGGGCCATTGTGCCATGCGGTGTTACCATCAACAAGACGGAAACCGCCAATAAGATCGTCTTCATCTGTTTCGATTGTAATGTTTACACGAATAAGTTCTCTACCCAACTGAGCACATGCTTGCTCTACTGATAGAGTCTTACCATTACCAGAGAGTCCAGTAATGAATGTGGGATAGAATAACTTTGACTGAATAACTTTCTTAACATCAGAGAAGTTACCAAAAGGAACATAATTAGGATCCTTTGCTGGTGCAAGATTTTCAATTGCTTTCCTCACTTGTCTAGTGACTTGCTCTTGAACTTCTTTAGCTTCTACAATACTAAGATTCCACTTGCCACGACCAACCTTAGAAAACTGTGGCAACTTATTCATTCTCTTTGTAACGCTTTGAGTCTTAACACCAACACTCTCAGCAAAACTTGTTACTTGGTCACTAGTAATATCTCCAGTATCAAAGAAGGAGATTAGGGTATCGTCTGTAAATTTTGCTTGAAAGGTCATAGATCTCTTTTGTTTATAGATTAATTATAACACGCTCAAGCCATGAATCAACCATGAGTGGTCACTTTCTAATGTGTCCACACCCTAGTCAGTTGCCTTACATCACTCACACCATATAATGCCTTGCATCTTTGTATAGCATCTTCTCTCAAATTAGATTCACAAACAAACTCTACTTTAGTAAGTCTGTTTGATTGTAATAATATGTATGCTGACCATTTAGTATTTTGCATCTGGTTCATCAAACAGTATAGTATCTATATATTTCTCTGCAAATTCTTTATCAAACCATTTAGATAATACTGCTAGAGTCTTATCATTTTTCTTTTGTGACTGACAATACCAAATCTGATCATCAATTCTTCTCATTACATTAGGCCAGAAATGATCATGTTTAGCATCACGTACAACATCACAAAATATTCTTAGGTACAATGATACTACACAATAATAATTTGCTTTATCAATCTCACTTTTAAGACGCATGAACTTACAATGAGGAGAAAATATATCATCACCCCATAATGGTAAAGGTCTCTTATGTTTAAAGGTAAAGTTATTAGCCACTCTTGCTATATCAGGATACACTCTCTCTGCTCCATATACAGGTGACACATCCACAATTGCAGCAGTTACTGTTGCTGGAGTAGCAACAATATCACATCCAAAAATAGGAATATTATATCTAGGATCTGGGAATAAAACACAATGAAGCACATCCATACCTTGTGCTTTACCAGTCTCTAAATGTATCTTCCTAAGACCAGTGGACTTCCACATCTCATTAACAATGTGTACTTGTTCATGATCTATCTCAGGATACTCATTATCCATCTTCTCAAAGCCAGGTAGTTCTTGGACTACCTGACGAATGAGATCTGATACATCTTCTACTATACTTCTACTCATGCTATTTGCTCAACAAAGGCATTTAGGATAGTTTTATTAGTCATCTTTGAACCCATATGCTTTTTAAATGCACGATTCAATTCTGCTCTAGTTGCAACTTCACCCTTTTGCTTGACTTCTAAATCCTCAGTGCCATCACCAATAGATTTATTAGGCATAAAGAAATGTTTTGTGAATCCAGTTAGACCAGTTACTGTAGCATGTTTTTCTTTACTCCATGTATTTGATATCTTCTCAAGCACATCTTCATTACCCCAACCAATGTGCTCTCTAACAGTCCTAACCATTTCATTTTTACTGCAAAGACGAATACCAATCCAGTTATAATCAGTAATCTCTTTATAGAAAGATACAATTTGTTGTGTAGTCTTAAAAGGATTGTGATCAAATTTACGAGTATACCCAGTAAGAGGATCTCTTAAAACAAATACCTTTCCATGAGAATGACACATTTGTCTTACAATCAATTTATCATCAATTCCAAAACGACCATCATAGTATCTTTCATTAGTTGTAACATACTGTAGAGGATTTGCTTCACCATCAGTTAAAGAAACTACATTAACTTTTTGCACTTTCTCAACAGACTTCATTTCATTTACAACCTGACGCATACACATGATAGCTTCACCTAAAGGAGTGCCACCTAATCCATAATCTTTATGATAAGAATAATATCCATAATGAGTCATAGCTTTAGAATGAAGCCATATGTTCTCTAACTGCCTATCTAACTTCTTGTTATTCATCCTAGAAGAAAAGAATTCTAATAGTTTGAAGCCATCACCAACATACAAATTATTATCCTTTACATGATCCTTTTCCATGTCGGTATAAGATCCAAAACTATTCTGGAATGCGTAAACTCGAAAGGGTATGTTTACTTTTTTACAGAACCAAACTAGATTATAAGTTTGCTTTAGAGTATCCATTAAGACTTGACTCATGGATCCAGACCAATCTAGTAACATAACCAAGCCATGGTTCTTGCCATCGGGCACAACATTTATTTTCTTAAAGATATCTTCATTATATCTGTAAGTATGCAGTTTGTTAGTATCAATAACACCAGTTTTAGATACTGAATTTCTTGCATACTGATCTGCAGACTTCTTCATCTCAAACTGTTTTACAAGATAGTTAACAGATTTTTGAGCAGATTTTTTATACTGTCTATACTCACTAAGATTATCTTCTATTCTCACTGCTTCTATGGTAGAAAAATGTTCTTCCATATCCTCAGATATTTTCTTATGACCAATACGAAAATCATTTAAATTGACATTAGGTAGATCAAGATAAATCCATTCCTTAGCATCATCAGAAACTAATGTTTCTAGTGACTCACGAAGTGCTTCTTCTGTTATTGATTTGGTTTCATCATGTGTCGCTCCACCTACAGGAGTATTACCAGCATCAAAACTAGGAGTATCTAGATCAGGATCAGGTTGTGATGGTGTTGTAGGATTAAGTGGTTTATTTAATTCCTCAAGTAATTCCTCATCTGTCATATCATCAACACTCTTCTCATTCTCAATCTCAATCTCTTCTATATCCCCTTCAGAACCTCCATCAGCATCTACTTGTGCTTGCTGCTGATCCTTCTCATCTTGCTTTGCTTGTGCATACTCATAGATCTCTGTAGCAAGTTCTAAAACATCTGCAAAAGTTTTTGTATAAGCAGCACGATCTACATATACTCTTTCCTCATCTGTAAATTCTATAGACCTATTACCCTTATAGTATAGGTTGATACGATCAATGAAAGGAATCAAACTAAGATCCTCACCCCTAACTCCAAAGAAATCTCTATCCCACAACTCACTATACCCATCAAAGAATGACTTCCTCAAACCAGGATAAGTCTTCTTCATCATTCTCTCAATACGAGCATCCTCTATAACATTCACAAAATCTTTTGGTGCATCGAATGTTTCATTAGGAGTATAAAGAGCATGTCCAACCTCATGTCCTACCAACAAATCATATACAGTATTAGACGCATCCTCCCACACAGGTAGTATCAATACCCTCTTATCAACATCAAAACATGCAGTGGTTACATTACGATGTTCGACTCTTAGATTTTCAGTAGCAAGCAGTTTAGCAAGCGTGCCTTTAACTTCCTGATTGATCATAATCCTCGTCTTTGATACACCTAGTATAACAGGTTTGAAGATGCATGTGCAACTTGGTGGACAGTTTTGTTACTGTCCCAATGCCTTATGACCCCTGCAATAATAAAACAGTTAGTGACGAGATAAGATATGAAAATAACAGAACGTACCAAAACAACGTAGTTGTCGTAGGGTCTAGTTTTTTCGTCAGAGAAGCTACCCAACGCATACTTCCAAATCCTCCATGCTTTCATTTAATCAATCCGACTTTGTTCATGTGTCTTAGAGTTTCCTTGATATTACCAATATGTTTACCATCTAAAGTAATCTGAGGATAAGTTGCCTCACTCCCAAATTCATTATGGAATTGTTTATCACTAAAATCTCTTCCTAAAACATACTTTTGATAATTACTGTCTATTGAACTTAATAGAGAAGCCATACGTTCACATTCTTGACTCTCGTTAGAATATAATACAGCGTTATTCATCAGCATTTAAAATTTAACAAACTTATTTATGATTCTTCAGACATCTTAGAAAAATCATTTTGTTTTTCAAACTTAATAGTCTTGAGGAATTTGTCCACCAGTATATCACCTTTATGGGATATTACAAATACATTTGTTCCGACACCAAGACTTCTAAGAATTTTTAACAACTCACCAGTTGCTTGATCATCCAAGGAACTATCAAATACCTCATCAAGTATAAGAAGATTTGTTGCAACAGAATTTTTCATACGTGCAATCTCTCTCCATGTAAAGAGAAGTGCTAAGTCTATCTTCTGCTTCTCACCCTCAGAGAATGATGCATAAGAAAACTCATCTCTAAATCTACTCTTGATTATTTCATTAAACTCCTCATCAAGTGTGAAGTTAATATAGAAATCCATACTCTGTAGATACTTATTAATCAACTTATTAATAACAGGTACATACTTCTTAATAATTTGACTCTTGATTCCACCATCCTTTAATAAAGTAGAAACAACTTTATACTCATCTAATGTTTTATTGATAGAAGAACAATCAGTTTCAACTTTCTTGTATTCATTTTCCAACTCAACCAATTCATCCTCTATGTGTGTAATAGATTGATGATCTACAATATCACTCATCTCCTTTGTCAACTGTATATTATCCTTCTCTACACGAATGATTTCCTTTTCCATTTGAGATACTTCACTACGAGACTCATATAACTTAGAAGATATATCATCCAACTTATCAATGATATCAATAGTTTCTTTAACAGTCTTCTCAAGTTTCTTTACCTTCCTCTCATATTTTTTACCTTCTTTATGTGATTCGGTGATCTTATTAGTTTTAAATTCTTCATCAATAGATTGATGACACGTAGGACATACATTATTTTCACTAAAGAACTTTATTTCAGCAGCAGTAATTTTTATTGCAGATTTATTATCTGCTTGCTGTTGACGTAAATCCTGTAAGATCCTTTTAGGAGCATCAGATCCAGTATATTCAGACTCCAATAATTCAACCTGTGTCTTCATCTCAGCAAGACCACCAGTAAGATTAAATATCCTTTCTTCATTCTGAGCAATCTTTACAATCTTCTCTTCTCTACGTGTTTCATTTACTGCCTCTAGAGACTGTATTAATGTTTTCTGAGCACTTACCTTTTCTTCAGATAACCTAAGCATGTGATCGCAATCTTTACTTTGACTTATTGCTGATCTAACCTTATCCTTAAGTAAGGTATTCATAGAAGAGAATATACCAATGTCTAAAAGATCTTCAATAACTTCTCTACGATGAGGTGCAGCCAATTGCATAAAAGGCACAAATGTACTACTACCTAATATAACTACTTGAGTAAAACTTTTGAAATTCAGTTTCAATACTGATTGCTCCAAGTATTTCTGCGTATCCTTTACAGCAGCATCTTGGTCAACCATTTTATTATTTTTATACACTTCAAATGTGTTTGGTTTCATTGATCGAAACACTCTATAGTCATCACTTCCTATAGAAAAACACACCTCAACTTTTGTTCCTTTCTCATTAATACTATTAATAAGTTGAGATTTTTTAACTCTACGGAATGGTCTATTAAATAATGCAAAGCATAAAGCATCGAGAATGGTAGACTTACCAGCACCATTCGATCCTATAATGAGAGTTGACATACTCTCATCTAATTTAATTTCAATCCACTGGTCACCTGCTGAAAGAAAGTTCTTCCAACGAATACTCTCAAATAAAATCATGTAGGAGGTACGACAAAATCATCACTAGTAATTACATTATAAAAATATCCAAAACTTCCACAATTCAAAGCTACATCATCTAGATTAACTTTTAAGACATCTAACTTTTTAGATCCTTGAGCTTCTAATAGCATTGTATATCTTTCAGCATCTTCTGCGACTTCAAAAATCTGTACAGTTTTTATCTTATCCTTATTATACACGGCATACACGCCACCATTGTCTTTATCTGTGAGAATATACATTATAGTTCACATGCCTCGACATAGAGTGATCTCATTATACTCTTAACATTTTCAGAGTCAACTGGGAGATCTATCTCATCTATATATTTATCTAAAAGCGTGATGGTATCTTCGGTTTCCAGCACAAGTGAGTCTTCCATCTCAACAGAAAGATCCTCAATAATTTTTAAATCTGCAAGACCCCAACTTTGCAATTGTCTTACAGCATAATCAAATTTTGTTTGATCACCCTTATCTTCTACAATTAATTTTACAAAAGTACCTTCTAAGTCAGAAGGATGAATTTCATTTCTAACACCATTATCGTAATACAGTTTATAGAACATATCATATGGATTTCTATAAAAAGTAGTCTTTAAAGTTTCTGTATCAAACACATGGAATCCACGTTTACATCCATAGTCATTCCAATATAGTTGATATGGATTTCCTAGATATGAGATATTACCTTTAGTAGATTTCATATGATAGTGTCCACTAAAGACTCTTTGAAATTTATCAAAAGGATTAATATCCATACCCATGTTCATGACATGACCTGGATGAGCTTCAAAACCGTTAAGCTCGAGATGGCCCATACAGACAGGAGCAGTACTTTTCGTGATGCTTCTGAAGGTATCATCTCTGTTCTCATCACATATCCAAGGCAGAAATAATATGTCAGTACCGTCATAGTTACGGGTAGTAGGTTCATCAATGACATCTATATCATAATCTCCTAGTAGTTCATTTGGTGCATTGATTCTCAATGTATTCTTATAATAGATATCATGATTACCAACCAAAGCAGTCATCTTACATCCTATTTCCTTAATAGGATCAAACCACATTTCCTTTGCTGCCTCTAAAGACATGAAGTTAACTGATTTACGTTTGTCAAACGTATCACCAAGATCTATTATTTCTG